TGTTTTACCATTACCATCTCATCCTCCTGTACCGGTTCAGCTGCCCCTGGTAGTCCTTCAGGCTTCCTCCCGCCAGGGCGTCCCCCGCGCTGGTAAAGCTGGTGGAGGTGTCGCCCTCAGAGATAGCGGCCACAGCCAGCGGCGCTTCCATCTCTCCCGGCCGGTCGCACCGGTACAAATCAATCGTCATGCGGTAAGCCGTACAGGTCAGCCCCTCCGGCAGCTCATCCAGGTTGCAATAGTTCAGGATTGTCTCCCTCACATCATCCATGGCAAACTGCAGGGGGATATCCTGGGAAGTGTCCGCCTCAGGAATCCCCAGCAGCGCCTTTATCTTCCCCAGCTCCATCCGCTTATCCCCTGGAAATGATCCTGGCAATGGGAATTGCCTTGTGATCGATCACCTTCAGACCCGCGCCGCTGCCGCCGTTGTTCACCAGCGTCCAGTTCTCGCCGTTGGCCAGCTCCTCATTGGTCGGGGAAAGGGTGGACTGGCGTTTCTTTGTGTAGGAGATCCCATACGGCGCATAGCAGGCCCGGTCCCGGGTATACAGGGTCGTCTCGCCGCCGTTGGTTTTCGGATCGCGCTGCATTTCATTGGGAACCTCCGCGCCGATCTTCTCAAAATCGATGGCGCCGTCACCCAGCACGTAGGTGGTAAACTTGTCATAGGCCGCTGCCGCCGGCACATAACCTTCCTGGCCAGCGGTTCCGCTCTCTTCCACCGCGTCCACATGCTCTACCGGCATGGAATCATCTACAATCACAGCCCGGCCATTCCAGGTGCCAATGGCCAGATCACGCTGAATCCCGTCCGCGTCCGTGTACTTCATGTAGGAGAGCAGGCGCATGTTCTCCAAGTTGGTCGCCACGGTGGAATGCATGATGGCAATGGTGAATTTGGATTTGTTGTCGCCGGAGGCTTTCTGGATCGCCGTATTCAGCGTAGTCGGCCCCACGCAGCTTAAAGGATTCCCGTCCTTATCCTCGCCGGCCACGGCCGTGATGTCGCAGGTATGTCCATTGACAAATTCCAGGTTCTTGGCCCCGGTCATGGCGAAGATGCCCTTCAGCACCGCCAGAAGCACATCCTGGTACACATCGTCCCACCAGCCGGACACCTGTGCCGCCACATTGTCCATGAAATCCGTGCCGCCGGTAATGTCGGTGGAAAAATCATCCTCCGTCCATGCCTTGGACCGGCCCCACACCACCATGCTGCGCTCGAAGGTAGTCGTTCTCTCAGAAGTGATATCCGTCTTACCATCATAATTGAGCGGTGCTCCTTCCAGCAGTCCCTTCATCGGCAAAGTCGCATAGGCCGTGCCGGTCTGGCTGCTGAACGCCTGGCGGATCTGCTCATTTCCCTTCAGCGCTCTGGACTTGATCAGCTCGTTCCGCTTGGTTTTCGGAATCCGGTCCACATATTTGCCAAATGCCTCCGGGTTGAATGTTTTCTCATTAAATTTTGCCATGTCTTATCTCATCCTTTCTTTTTACTCAATCGTTGCACCTGGATTGGCCTCCAGGTATTTGCACATCTCACTGTAAGTCATCTCTGAAGGCTTCTTGTCCGCCGGCGGGGTTCCTCTCCCCTCAGCCGGCTTCCCGCCCTTAATCTGCTGCGGTGCCTTCTCTTCCTTGAACAGAAACGCCTTTTCCTTTTTAATTGCCTTCAGCTGATCCTCCAGGCCGGTTACCTGCCCATCCTCCGAGAGAATCAGCTTCGCCTTATCAAACAGGCCCGCAACCAAATCTGCATCGTGGGCGCTGTTCCCCAACGCCATTTTGATCGCCGCGGAGAGCTTAAGATCCTTCAAGTCCGCCTCGTACTTCTCTTTCGCGGTCTTATTTTCTGCCTGAAGAGTCACAATCTGCTGCTTCATAGCTTCCACGTCTCCGGTGGCATTTTTCAGCTGCTCCAGCTGACCGTCCCGCTCCTGAACCTGCGTATTCGCTGCCTCCAGCTGCTGCTTAAGCGCCTCATAATCCGCCTTGGCTGCATTCACGTCGTTCCCGTTTTCTGCCATGATCTTGTCAATGGCCTCTTTCTCCAGTCCCAAATCCTCTAAAAATTTACGCTTCATCTTACCTCTCCTCTACGATTTTTTACGCGGTATCACCGCATGATTTCAGGTTAAGCCGACTGTTTTACGCCTGATCGGGCTGGCAAATGGGTATAAAAATACCACCGGCCATTGCTGACTGGTGGTATCAATCCTTTATAACATATTCCGAAGGTACTTTGACAGGTTTTGATTCATAGTATAAATCATAATTTTCAATTTCCGATATGGAGAAATCCTCACATTGTCCCGTCTCTTTATCTATAGCAACTGGACAATTTCCATATTCAACAACACCCTCTTCAAATATTCTCCCTATGAAAATCCAACGATCTCCCGAATCGAATATCTCACAGAGCCCATCCTTATAATCCCTTTTTACAAATATGTTTCTTGCCAAATCGCAAGCTTTCATAAAATCCATCATAAAATCACTCTTTTCTACACGCTGTCGATCCTAAATCATTAATCTCCAACATATCTATTCGACAATAACGAACCTCATTTTCCGTAACCCTGTTGAATATATTTTCATTATACTCTTTGCCAGTCTGCACGTCAAGAAAGAACGTTTTTCCATCACGCTGTTCAGCAACAAAAGAGTGCCCCATATTCGAAGTGACATTCCAAGCAGTCCCGGTACCTCTCCTTGGATTCCAAATAACGGATATTTGAGCTCTTGATCCATCACCCCATTTCTTCATATCTTCTTTTATTCCCTCTAGGGCATTCTCATTTTTACCAATCGTCCTTATATCAGGATTCTTCCATGCGCTGAAAGGTTCACGTTGCAGCTTCTTAATTGGCTCTCCTGCTACTACTGCATACCCGCGTCTGCGCATTTCATAAGCAACTGTACAGTTTACACAATTTTCTTTGGATCCGGATGGATTCACATTTACACTGTCGCTTACCTCCGTAAGTTTCTCCCAGGTCTTTGGCACTCCTTCATATAACACCCTGCCTTTTTGTCCAGCGGATTCTTTTACATACTTCTTTTCCCACTCCCGATACTTCATATCCGCCGGCACATAATGCGTTTTCCCGTCCTCTCCCCTGGCCGCCCGCTGATCCTCCGCTGTAAACTCATCATCGAAATATGGCGCTGTGGTAGTCCGGCAGTTAGGATGGAACGGCGGCGCTGTCACCCCCACCTCATAATCCTTCTGTGCAAACACTTTTCCATCCATATCCCGGCAGATTTCCGAAGTATGGCTGTCCAGCGTGGCCACAATCTCATACTGCTCCACTCCCAGTTCCTTCAGGCAGTCCTGTTTCGCCGCGGAAGCGATGGCTGCGGATTCCGTCATCACCAAACGCCCGGCCTGGCTGCGGCTCACATCCATAGTCCTGGCCAAGCTGTCAATCGCCTTCTGAGGGGAAGCCCCGCGGATGATATTCTGGGACAACTCCGTATGCAGGGTATTTACCAGCTTCTGCTTGTTGCTCCAGATCCGGTCTGAAAACGCCGCGCCGTCCTGGGCCCAGGGTTTGCGGATCACCATATCAATCCGCTTGTCATCCAGCCGCGCCAGATTGCTTCCCACACCGGTCCCTTTGGCAATCTCATAGGCAGAATGGTAATAATTATCCGCATAGGACTTGTGGAGAAAATCTGTCATGCCGCCTTCGTATTCCGTTGAAAGCAGTTCTGCATGCTGCTGAATTTGAAGTTTCATCGCGTCCAGATAGGAAATGTGGTGCCGGGCTGAGGCATTTTCCAGCTGCTTCATCCAGCGCTGGTCAACGGCATTTTCCTCTCCGGCTTTTATGTACTGCTCCACTGTCCAGTGAAACTCCTTCAGATCGTTCTTTTTCAGCAGCCGCTTGGCTCCGGCCAGACTGATATCATTGTTGTCAGCCAGACGCTGATACCATCGGCCAATGTCCATCTGAATGTCATTGGAAGCCCTGCGGAATTGCTCCTGCAAGTCTTGGTAGTAGGCCGCGCTGCGCCGGTACTGCTCATCCTCCAGCTGCTCGAACCGTTTGTGCCAATAGTCTTTATTCCCTTGGTTTGCCTTCGCCACCTGCCTCACCACCTTCCAGGCCCGGCTCCTGCTTCTTCATCTGTCCGAAAGCCTGCTGATATGGGTCCATCTGTTCCATTTTTTTCTGTTCCTCCTCTTCCAAAAGCTTCATCGTCGCCTCCACATCGTCCACCCAGGGATGTTTCTGCAGAATCAGCTTGGTGGGAAGGAAGCCCACAGACTTCATGCAGTTGTCGATCAGCTCCGTCTCATTCACCAGAATGTTCCGGTTGAAGGTGATATCCACCTCTTCCTGCTCGTAGTCCCCCTGGCCGGTGCTACCCAGATACTGGTCCACGAACCACAGCAGATCCTCAAAGGCCGCTTGGTATTCCGTCTCCATCTCCTGGGCGTCCAGCTCAATGTCCTGGTAAATGGTCTGGATGTGCATTTGATTGGCGTCGCCAGTCAGCCGTGCGTCCTTGGCATCATAGGTCTTGCAATTCTCGATCAGGGCCTGCTTGAATATCTCCAGAATAACTCTGTAATTCTCTGCATTGACCTCCACCGTCAGCGCCCGCACATCGCCACCGGCACCGCTGCCGTCGTTGCGCACCTTGACTGCTCCATACTGGCTCAGGTTCCGCCGAAACTCCCCCAGGTTCTGCCCATCGTAATTGACTATGATCAGAATCGTGTTTCGGGCGTCCTCGCACATGTTGTTTTCAAAGGTGCTGACCATCAGGTTGATCCCGTCCTGGAGGCCCTTGCAGCACTTGATCAGCGGGATCTCATGTGCATTGCGCTTGAACGGAATCAGCGGTACGCGCTCCCAGTTGTAAGGTATCTCCTTATGTTGGCCATCGGGATCATGCTGTTCGACCAGGTAATGAGCCCCGGATGGGTGCAGCATATCAGGAATCAGGTTCCCGCCGTCCAGCTGATAGCGGTCCACACCATTGCTGGAATACAGCTCGAAGAACTCAAAGGTCTTTTCCGTTTCCCCTTCATATCCATCCAGCTGGTACAACCGGCCAAAACAGTCCAGCTCTGTGTGCTCCTCATCCGCCCAGAAGGGGATGATTTCATAGTTGTTGAACCGTTTAAATTGCAGCTGGCCCTGCTCATTGTAGTAGGGGTACAGATAGCCAATCCCGCCGCTGATGGAATCACCGGCCACGCGCTTCAAGGTTCGCAGGAATCGCTTGTCCATGATGTCTTTGAGAGCGGATGTATATTGGTCATTTTGAGTAGTGACCGTAAACGGCTTTGACAGCAGGTAATTCTTTTTCTGATCAACAGCCTTTTGATACTGATTGTCCACGATCCGATTGTCCGGCAGGTTCTTTACCGGCTCCAGCTCCCCCTTCTCGTTAATCGCGGTCCGGGGCGTGTGCAGGATATCGTGATCTCCCTGATAATAGCGATCCGCCAGGATCATGTCCCTGCGGATGGGGGATTGCTTCCATTTCTGGATTTCCTTCTCCAGAAAACGGATATCATTCATTCGGGTCCTTGCCCCAGCGTTTACAATGGCGTTAATACGCCGGGTCTCGCTGCCGTAATCTATCATCTTTATCACCTTCTTTCTCACTCAAAGCTAAATGCTGTTCCGGCGCCAATCTTCTCGGCAATGCCCGTGGTCGCGTCCGGGGCGTCATCGTGCTTGTTCTTACCTTCACGCTGGTATTTGATCATCGCATTGTGATACTCGGGCCAGCGGTTCTTCCAATCCTCCGGGAAATACACGTGCTGCATTACCCAGGCAGAGTTGGAATAAATCCGGGCCTGCTTGTTCTTGGACTGTGTGAACCAACGGATCACCGTGCGGTTACTTCTTAGAATTTCCCGCAGGATCCGTTCCACACTGCGGGCAAAGCCGCGGCCGCCGTTGTTGGACTCGATGTCCGACACATTTACATGCCCGGCATGCAGCATTTGGGCTGTTGCCGGTTCTGTGACCTCCATGGGTTCTTTTGTATAGAGTACATTCAGCACGTAAGCCTCGTTGGCAAATGTCACGCCGTAATTGATACTGCAAAGGTAATCCTCGCCGGTGTCCGCGGTATCTGTGTAATTGCGGATCTCTTTAAACTGTGGCAGTTGCCCGCTGTAGGTTTTAAAGCTGGTATACAACCTGCCTTTAAGATCAATGGGCTCCTGCTGGTAGTTGGCTGAAGCAATGTCCGCCCCCATGGCTTTAATCTTGGCCTGATAGGACTGATAGGATAGAACCTCCGAGCAGAGCATTTCATGGGTTTGGGGATCCAGCAATGCCTTCATACTGATATGGCGGATCCGCGCCCCGGCCTCCCTGAAATGTTCCAGAGCCCGGCCAGCCAAATCATCACTGGCCCATCTGGTCATGATAATAATGATCTTGCCGCCTTCCTCCAGGCGGGACAGCATGGTGTCTGTAAACCAGGTCCAGTGCTTTTCCTTAGTCAACTCGTTGTTGGCCTCCTCGGCGTTTTTGATGAGGTCATCGATAATGAGCAGCGTCGCGCCGAATCCGGTGGCCGTGCCGGTCGGTGAAGTGGCCAGATAGTTGTTGTAGCCGCCCTCCAAACTCCAGAGGTTCATGGCGCCATCGCCGCGCTTGATGGTCACTCCGGGGAAGATATCGGAAAACACAATCCGATCCCGGTCCGCCTTCTCCTCCTGGATATCATTGCGGACGTTCTTGGAGAACATGGTGGAAAGGGTCTCGTTGTAGGAACCTGTCATGATCTTCTGTGTCCGATCATTCCCTAGCACCCATTCAACCAAAAGGCCCGCGGTGCGGCTCTTGCCATGTCTCGGCGGCTCATTGACCACCATAACTTCATCGTCCGACTGGATAAAGTCCTGAAATTCGTTACACAGGTCAACCAGATACCGTCTGTCCTCTTTGTAGAAATCCGGCGCTTTCAAATGGCAATAAAAAAAGAACTCGCGCCGTGCAAGCTCTATCTGTGCTCCTCTAATTAATGTCTCTCTATCCACCATGGATCAGCTTCCTCAGTTCCTCCGTGGTCAAGCCGGCGTAGGGATTGTTTGTCTCTACCTGGCCGGATACCTGTACTTTATCGTTCCACATACCCAGATGGCGGCCGATCAGCTCCAGCGCCTTCCCTTTGTCGTTTAGCTTAATCTCGATTCCGTTTGCGCCTTCCTTGATCCCCGCAATAGCCCCCAGTTTATCGCGGGGCATATCGTCGGTGGCTTTAACCTTAACCACTGGGACGCTGCCGCGGCCCTCGATGGTCACAAAATCCGTCACATCTGCAAAACCGATTTTGGCCAGCTCCTGCAGTACACGGTCTTGGGTGATCTCGGTACGATGTTCCCGGTCCTTCATGCGCTTTTCGATGTAGGACGCAACGTTAACATTGGTTAACAGCCTACTTGCTGCTGCTTTGGCCACCTCATCGCTCCTCACTCGTGGATATGCTACCTTGTAGGCCCTGGTGGCATTAAGGTCAATCAAGTATTCATTGGCAAATATTTTCTGTTTTGGCGTCAGTGCCATCAGGCTCACCTCGCTTTCATAACCAATATTTTGAGTAAGAAAAAAGCACTTGCCGTCTATAAGCAAGTGCAAAAAACCTTGTAAAATCGTTATATTCCCCTTGACTAGCACGTAAATTCGTGCTATAATTAAATCATAGAAAGGAGGTGAACAGCAAATGAATGAATCGGTAAGCGAAATAATCAAAGACCTCTCGGAAGCACTACTCGCAATCGTCACCGCCATCTGCCTGATAGTCAAGACGAAACGAGAAAGCAAATCCAAAAGGTCCAAGAGAAAGAAGTAAGGCCAGGGGCTTCGGCCCCTCCCTTCTTCACCTATAGTATACCACATTCATTTGCTGAAATAAACATGAAACTTTACCGTATCATTTTAGTTGTGCTTACCGTCCTATTCCTTTATGAGGGATTTAACGGTGAGTTTGCAAATCCTACCTTGTTTGACTGGCTAAAATGGGCTGCATGGCTCTTCTGTTCCGTCACCTATGTCATATGCTCCAGGAGGAAAAAACAATGCGGTTAAAAGAAATACGCACTGCCCAGGGACTCTCTGTCCCTAAGCTCGTGGAACTTTCCGGCGTTCCCCGTCGTACCATCCAGGACCTGGAGGCCCGCGGTGATGGCCGGATCTCCACCGCCATTAAACTGGCGGACGCCCTGGGCGTTACGCTTGATGAGTTATGTAGGGATGAGGCGGCCGAATAGGCGGCCTTTTCCTTCGTTTCGATGCTAAAAAAGTGTTGATTGGGGGCTAGTTCCTTAAATTGCCCTATATATTTTGAACCACTATTGCTTTTCTTCTTCATCTATCATTTCGAGAACCCTCGTTACGGCATAAATATTAAATAGCTGGAAAATAGAGGACACAAAACTAACTGTTCGCCACAAAATAATTCCGATAAAAATAAAATAGGCGGAAATTAAACCCATGGCAATTATATTATTAATTATAATACTCATAAAAAGTGTAAAATTATCAGCCACACAAAGTAACACTATTTTAATAATCAATGCTGTCATTATCCCAACAACCTGCAACAACATTAAATATACAAAGTTTTCATTAATATCTTGAAGCCTGCTTTTCTCTTCACCGTTCTCATCTACTTTTGTATCTTCCAAAAGTTGAAGTAACATCTTTTTATTCATAAAAGCCTGAAGTAATGAGTATCCTGTGAATATCACTCCAAAAAGCGCCAATAAAATATTTAAGATAGTATCTACATTATCTCTAAAGATTATAACCGTGTCTTTATGTATTCCAACCGCGGTCCCTAAGATCAAACATATAAATACCAAAATACAACGCGATTTTATGTCTTTCTTTTCAACTTTAAGACCTTTAATTGCTCTTAAAAGTAACTTTTCGGAGGGTTCGGCTTTAAGCAATTTTTCCAAATTTTTAATATCTAATTTTTCCATGTGCGTCCCCCTCCTTTAAAATACTCATTTTTCTTTATTAATAAATGGAATGATTTTTTTCTGATTTCTTAAATATATCTTATTGTTTTCCTCACTGGTGTAATTTATACTGTCAATTTCTTTTCCTTGCTTAATCATACTCGTAAGTTCTGTATTTCTCTCACCTTCGGGAACATTCATTTTTCGCCTGTCAGATATTTCATTATATCTAATTGTGGATTCCCCTTTTCTTCCTGGATATTTCGCTACTACAACCGGTTCGACCGTCCCTTCAGCTGCCTCAACAACTTCTATAACTCCATTAATATTTTTAGGTGAACGATATGTAACTGATCCACGATCACTTCCAATTTTTCTGCGTAATTCTTTTGATATCCCACTCATTATTCCAGATAAATCTAAATCCCCATCTCCATTTAGAGGATAAAATTTGAGAGTTAATGTTGAAATTTTTTCTACTTGTTTTAATGCCGCCACCATCCCGCCTTTGGGCGGTATACCTACCACACTGACAAGTGGAATCGGGAGTTGCACTTTGTTAAGTTCCATTCTTGAGTGATTTTCTCTTGCCACATATGTATCCAGAATATACTTGACAGTTGAACGAAAACTGTCTAAAGATGGACTTCCTTTTTGATTTTCCACTAAAATCATTCTATGATTTTTCAAATATACTATAAATGTAGAAAATGGAGCTGTTGGGTACACATCGTTTCTTTCAACCAGATTTCCTTTTTCGTCAAACATAGATTTAACTTCAAGGACTGTACTTTTAACAATCAGTCCTGTCAATATATAGTCTCCATCTGTATCTTGCTTAACTTCAACATTCATAAACAAGTATGTATTATCGCCCTGACGTCTTGTAATTCCACTCTTTAAGGCAGGCATTAATATGTCATCGAAATAGTCCAACAATGGACTTTCTTCCTTTTCTCCCATAAAAACAATGTTAAAGTTGGCCACTGAAACCCTCTTCTGGTTTTTAGATTTTTGCTTCTTATCCATATTGTCCTCCCCATTTCGACATTTTTTTTAATTATACCATATGTCGAATGGAAAGAATATACAAATATCCCCTCCCCAATTTTACAGATCTTACAAAACATATATTCGTGTTTTCTATAAATAGAATTATAGAACATATGTTCGATTCAGTCAAGGCATAAATGCGAAAAGACACCCTATTTCTAGGATGCCCTTTCTGTACCTGGAAATGTCAGGGGGAGGAACCAGGTACGAGTCAGCCGGCGGGCTATTGCACCCGGCGGCCGTGTCTTATGGGGAGGTTGGGGGCGCGCGGGG